AGGGACTCCATGCTTATGCATAACACCAATCAGCAATTACGCTGATTCACCCTTTTGGTGAGGAGTTGGAATGCCAACAAAAAGCAGAACATCATATTATGATGAATGCTTAGGCCACTATTATCTTCAGCATAAACCTGATGCTATCCTCTATGAGGAGAAGTATCAGTTTGCATTTATGCGAAAAGAAGAGGTTACCAGCGAGGGGCACAAATGGCCTCGCGCTCGCGGAGATATAAGTCTCGATATAGGCGGTGACTTTGGGACTCGTAAGTCTTACGGTTACAGGCACGGCATTGACATTTCCGTCTCTGCCGCACCTCCATCCTATACGGGGACCAACCGTTATTATGACGGTCGGTTCTTCCCTTATACTTCCGGTAATCCAGTGGCCTTGACGTCCTTATTGGACGCCCCAAGCTTGGGCAGTATGATCGTTGCTGGAACTACGGCTATTGCTCGTAGTAATCCGGTTCGACCGCACGCTAGCTTGTTGGTTGGCGCTACGGAGTTAGTCAGAGATGGAATTCCTTTTGCCGGTTCTCTTGGCACTAGGATCCAAAACTGGCAGCAACTTGGGAACCGTCTTATGGACGTTTTCCATCGTGCTCAACGGGCACCGTCTCGGCTTTCTTCAGAACTTTTTCTGGAGTACCAATTCGGCTTCCGTCCACTCGTAGCTGATATACAGGATGCCATTCGAGAAATTCAGTCATTAGACAGAACTATCGAGCAACTTCGTCGTGACAACGACAGAGTCGTACGGCGCCAGTATAGCTTTCCTTCTGATACGCAGAAGACTACTATCCTTCATGGAGCCAATTACGGTTCCCCAATCTTGGATACGTACTTCTACGTTCACCCGGGAATGCTTGAAGAGACTATTACTTCCGAAGTTCGGAAGTATTTCTCTGGTGCGTTCTTGTACCATGTCCCGTTCAATCAAGACGGTTCATGGGAACAGCACCGTGCACAAGGACGTGCTCTCGCCCGCACCATATTTGGTGCTGACCTGAACATTAGTACTGTGTATCAAGCTGCCCCGTGGTCCTGGGCTTTGGACTGGGTTAGCAATGTTGGAGATACTCTCCAAAACATTGTTTCTGCTCAGGAAGATGGCCTTATCATGAAGTATGGGTACATGATGGAGTCTCAACGACTCCAAAATGCCTTTACTTTGTCGAACATCCGATTTACGTGGCCCGAAACTGACTTTACTACTCAGCAAAGTTTCGTTAGGGAGACAAAGAATCGTGTTCGCGCGACACCATTCGGGTTCGGTCTCAGTGTCGATCTTTTTACAGATCGTCAATGGGCCCTTATTGCGTCGATCGGTATTAGCCGAACGCCGCGTCACCTCAATTTCTGAGGAAAACCTCGTACCAGGTTTAGGTACATTCCCAGCTGAGAATTATCTCAGTTAAACTGGAAATTCAGTGTCATCATGGCCTTTTCTGACCCGCAATCAGTAACATACAACGCGGTCGCTAAGTCTCTGCCGAAGACCCCTAGTGGGCCCCCCGGCGGGACTCAGTTTCTGCAGGACATTCAGGAATTCGAACTCCTGATCTCCCACACGTCTAGTCCCAAAAGGACTCGACATGTCGCGCGACTCAACCGTAAGGTTGTCGCGGCAGATCCTCTGACTGCAGTGAATGCCTATCAGACGATGTCAGCCTATCTCGTGGTTGACATCCCTCTGACCGGTTTCACTATCACAGAGCAGAAGTACCTCGTCGATGCACTGAGTGCATGGCTTGCTGCTTCTTCCGACGCGGCGCTTATTAAGCTCCTCGGCGGAGAGTAATTGGGACCTTACCGTTAGGTATGGTATCCCTTCTACTCTGAACGCAAGTCCGTTAGCAGAGGCAATATGACTTGGACTACGAAACCCCCTCTTTTGGAGGATCGTATGAAAAGCCAATTGCTGTTTATCCAGTCACTGTTGCAAGATTGCAACAGTTGGTGTTGCATAAGCACCAACCGTGATTTTGAAACTATCACGGTACGCGTCAAACATGAGGGCTTTTCGTTTTTAGCGATTACCCTGCCTAACTTTTGTAAAGACTTTGAAAGGAGTCTTGACATCGGTTATGTTGATCACGACATGTTTCTTTCATTTAAGAAGCATGCAGCTCTCCCCCGATTCCTTGGAGGTTTGCTTGATCTTGTGTTTGACCGCGATTCTGGTTTGTTATTGGATGTACCGTGTCATACGGCGATCTTCTTTGTTCGTCAGATTACTCTGGCTTATAAGAAGACCCTTCGCTCTTGCACGAGTGCAAGAAACAAGGGGGCCATTGATGAATACGTCCAATGTGAGAAGGAAGTTAAGGCCTGCGAAGAAGAAATCTCCAACAGCGGATCAATACAACTTGATTCGTTTGATAGGGCTTCTTCTTTGCTTTGGGGGTCTAGTCTTAGTAGGGTTGACAGAGATGTCTATTCTACACGGATCATTCCCCGACACGGTCCAGGATCTACTTCGGAGCGTATTATTAGCAATAATAAGTACAAACTCCGTTCCTGGCACTCGAGATTAGAGGAATATTTTCCCTCTGATATATTCGCAATACCTAATCATGGTTTTTGCGATGAACTCGAGTCGCTTAACTACCTCGAACCCGAGGCTGAGATATACCCTCGTGTTATCTTAGTCCCTAAAACGCTTAAGACGCCTAGGATCATTGCAATCGAGCCTGTGTGTATGCAATACACACAGCAATCGTTGCTAGAAGTCCTTGTATACAACCTGGAGAGGGATCGACTCCTCAACGGATGTATTGGTTTTTCTGACCAAACTCCTAATCAAGAGTTGGCTAGACTGAGCTCTAAAGATGGTAGTCTTGCGACTATCGATCTTTCTGAGGCTTCAGACCGCGTCCCAAATTGGCTGGTATTACGCATGATGCAGAGATTCCCGCATCTCAGTGGGGCTCTTCAAGCATCACGCTCAACCCATGCCAATGTGCCTGGATATGGAATACTCCCTCTATCCAAGTTCGCGTCTATGGGTTCAGCTACCTGTTTTCCAGTCGAAGCCATGGTGTTTCTTAACATCATAGTTTCGGCTTGGATGAGGCAGCTTAACGAACCAGTTACCAAGAGGGGACTAAAGTCCCTGCTTGGCCGGGTGCGCGTCTACGGTGATGACATCGTCGTCCCCGTGGATTTAGTGCAGTCCGTGGTGAGTGAGCTTTCATATTTCAATATGAAAGTGAACCGAGGCAAGTCTTTCTGGACTGGCAAGTTCAGAGAGTCTTGCGGAAAGGATTATTACGACGGCAGTGACGTTTCAGTGTCATATGTTCGTCGTGAGTTTCCTTCATCCCGGCGGAATGTCGAGGAGATCATGAGTCTTGTTTCCCTCAGGAACCAGCTTTATAAGGCTGGTCTCTGGAAGGCAACCTCATGCCTAGACGACAAATTGAGAAGGCTTGCCGCCTTCCCAATCGTCGAGGAGAATTCTCCCATCATGGGCAGGACTAGTGTTCTTCCTTATCGTGAGGAACGCATGTGTCCTACTCTGCATCGCCCGCTTGTCCGTGGGCTTGTTGCAGTTCCGGCAGCGCGTCCGTCATTACTTGACGGTCACGCCGCTTTGATGAAGTTCTTCCTCAAACGTGGTAAAGAGCCCATTTTTGATGCGAAGCACTTAGAACGTTCTGGACGTCCCTTGTTCGTCGACATCAAAACAAGGTGGGCCCCTCCGTATTAATTTATGGAGGGTGGGTTCTTCATTGAACCTTAGGAGGGAGTTGTATCTCTCCGGAGACGCAATTTCTCGCGGGAGGTGCACAGGCAGTGCATCTCCTAAC